AAAAGGTTCCAATTAAAGAAAAGGTTCCAATTAAAGAAAAGGTTCCAATTAAAGAAAAGGTTCCAATTAAAGAAAAGGTTCCAATTAAAGAAAAGGTTCCAATTAAAGAAAAGGTTCAAATTAAAGAAAGGGTTCCAAAACCTGTGATTTGCTACGACCGCTATGAAAATCAATCTTTTCGAAATACAAATATAAATACTGCCTATTGTTCAGATTATTATGATGATTCGCAAGGTAGACAGTGTAGAGGGTGGTAACTAAGTGTTTTAAAATAATAATAATAACATTCGTATTTTTTCTTTTTTCCAAATAATAAAACTAACAAATTGGTTTCAAACGTGAAATATAAATATCAGCTCAATTTATAGAAAATAAATGTCACAATTTGAATTTGTTAGAAACCATGAAAAAATGAATTTATTAAACCAAATAAATGACCGATTGAATATTAACAAGAACGCAAATAAGAAACTAGTATTTATTTATACGCCACCCAAAGTAGGGTCTACATCGATTGTTAGTTCGTTGCGAATTTTTGGGTCAGCAATGTTTAATATTATTCATATCCATGACGAAGAGATGTTACGAGTATTAAGCAATATTAGTGGCGTCACAGTTAATGAAATCATCCAATTCAACAAATATTTAGGTCGAGATGTCTACGTAATTGACGTTTATCGCAGCCCTGTAGAGCGTAAAATATCCGCTTTTTTTGAAAAAGTTGGCGTATATCATTTCAATACAAGTGACGAAAATGTAAATATCTATAATTTTGACAAGGTAATAAATCGGTTTAATAAATTGTTTCCACATATAGCAAATGGTGACCATTTTATGGATGTGTATAATATCCCCCTTCCACATGTATTCGATTTTGAAAAAAAATACTTATTGATAGAACACAATGGAATAAAGTATATAAAATTAAGACTAAGGGACTCTAATTGTTGGTCTAGTATACTAACAAATATCTTTGGTCTAAACATTTATACAGTAAAGGATTATGAAAGCATGAATAAACCAATTAAGGATCTTTATACACAATTCAAGACAAATTATAGGTTACCATCTAATTTTTTATCGGATATTATGAATTGTAAATATTTGAATTATTATTATTCATCCGATGAAATTAAAGAATATATTGGTCAGTGGGCAACAAACTCAACCATTCCATTTACTTCTTATACCGAAAATGAGTATAAAATGTATGAAGAACTAACAATTGAGAACGCGCATTTGGACTATGTACAAGTCAATCATTACATCGATGAAGGTTGCTTATGTAAAGCATGTTTTATGAAACGACAACAAATGGCAACACGACTAATAAATAGACAGCCTGTAACCGAGCGCGTGGTTCATATTGAAGCAAAAAATGAATTATTAACAAAGCGCGTAGAAAAGGCCAACCGTATAAATGCGTTCAATTCGTCAATACAAAGACCTTTGTCAAAAGGTGGGCGAAAAGATTTCAGAAATGAAATGACAAATGTTGTAAAAGGTAAGAAGTAATGATTAAAATTGAATAAATGTATTTATATTATTAAAACAATTATAAAATGAAAACTGAAATATTTGTTCTCAATAATACTGAATATACTATATATATTGGTCAAAATAAGACCGAAAATTGGGAGCTGATTGATGCCGCTAAAAAAACAGACATATGGTTTCATGTAGAGGGTGCTCCATCATGTCATGTAATTTTAGTTAACTTAAATGGAGTTAAGTTAAGAGATGTGCCGCGGCAGGTAATAAAACGGTGTGCGTATTTGTGTAAAATTAATTCATCTGCGTTGGTTAAATCGATGTTCAAATGTGTTGTAAATTATACGCCAATATCGGAGATTGTAAAGACGAATATAGTAGGACAGGTCTCTGTATCAAATTATAAGAGCGTTTCTACGTAGTAAAAGCGTAGTAAAAGCGTAGTAAAAGCGTAGTAAAAACATAGTTAAAACGTAGTAAAAATAAAAAAGGAAAAAGAGACAAATACAGTTATAATCTGTATTCAAGTATTTTTATTTTTGTTTTTTAATTTTTGTCTCATTTTTCTTTTTATAAGTTTATGATAAGTTTATGATAAGTGTTTAATAAAGTTTTTTATAAGTTTTTATAAGTTTATAATAAATGTGTAAATAATATAATAAATGTGGAAAGCATCAAGGTTATATAATAATTAAGAATTGTAATAGTCAGGAAATATGCGGTCACTGTCAACGAATAGTTCTTCGTCGTCGTCAAAGGGTGGGCGAATAATGTCGTCTTCACGTCCGTTAAGCTCGAGTTCTTCGGCAGCACACATGGCTTCCAATTTAGCGTCGATATATTCGAGATAAGGGTCGGGTTTAAGATAATAATACCAAGGAACATAGTCGTCATTGCAACTGCGTTGATTCAAGAATAAGTTTAAGGAAGCCATCTATTCTAGTAGTTGTCTTGTAAATTTTGAAGTAAATCTTGTAGCAAATGTAATAATATTTTAAAATAAGTAATATAATAAAAATAAATTTCAATTTTTTAAATCCAAAAAAAATAAAAAAAGTGTAAAAATATGTGTAAAAAAGGGGTCTCCAAAACGGCCCCCCTTATGAAATATAAATTAATTAAAATTGTAATAAAATGTGTATAATATAATAAAATGTATAAATAAGTTAAGTTTACCAAGAGTCGTCGTCCCATGCGGATGTAGTAGTGTCCGGTTTGGTTTCAATAGCGTCCAAGATTTTAATACAGTCGGCAACATTGATGTCAAGTAGTTCACTGTCATGAAGCAACTGTTCCAACTGTTCGTGTTCGAGGTCCAACAAAATGCCAACAATTTTGCCAGCCTGTAGACGGTGCTTGGCAGCAATCCTGGCATACAATTGTTCGCCATATTCGTTGTGCTGAATTTCATATTGAATGACCTGCTGCTGTAGATAGTGCGCCTGAGCCTGAATTTGGTTTTGCTGCTGTCGATGAATGTCGTCAGATACAGTGTACTGAATGGTAGGTGCTTTGGCGGCGATGGTGGCCCATGTGTTGCTGTTGCTGTGGTTAAGTTGTGCGACAGGTGCGTGGCAAAGCGGTGGCATGCTAAGTTGCGGCATGTTAAGTTGTGGTATGTCTGCGTCGTCATCACTGTCTTGTTCCAAAGCGGCGAACATGTTGTTGTTCTTGATAGGTGGCGGAGGAGGAGGATGAGCGGCGACAACACGTGTCTGCCTGTCAAGTCTGTCTTTGTCCTTGTTGTTCTTCTTCAAAACAGTACAATACTTAACAGTGTGCCCAAATTGGTCACAGTATCGACACTGAAGTGCCAACAATGTGGGACATATAACAGTAGATTTGGGGTCAGGTGAGCTGCGAACGAAATGCGCAGTGTCGGTCTTTCCAGCGTCAAAGCAAACCTTGCAGAATGGCTTGGTTTTGTTGTTGTAGTTCTTGGAGTTCATTTTGTAAAATTTTCGTAAAAGATTTGTAAATGCTAATAGCGAGTTGTATAAATAAAATATGCTGAATAAAACGTGCGTAAAATAAATTTCAATTTTTTTGAAATACTAAAAAATAAAAAAATGATTGTGATGTTAAGTTGTCTGCTGAACTTAACATGTATATTTGTTAGTTAGTTTGTCTCCAATGAGTGTAAAAATATAATCATTGGTTTCCAATGTTTTTATAGCAAGCTTATAACTCATTTCTTAGATGGTATATAGTGTGTAATAGTTTGATATATATTTGTTAGTTACTTTGTAATAAAAGAGTAAAATAATAGAATACAAATATGTTACACACAGTGTTATCAAATAGTCTGCGAATAGTCTTCAAACTAACAAGCGGATATATTTGTTAGTTTGTAAAGGAGGTTTGCTACGTTATAAAATATATTACCATTGGTTTCCAATGTTTTATAGCAAGCTTATAACTCATTTCTTAGATGGTATTTAGTGTAATAGTTTGATATATATTTGTTAGTTAGTTTGTCTCCAAGGAGTAAAATAATAGAAGACCACTGGTTTCCAATGTTTTGTTACTCATTTCTTAGATGGTATATAGCATGTAATATGATGATATATTTGTTAGTTAGTTTGTCTCTAAGGAGTAAAATAATAGAAGGCAAATAGAATGCGAATTGTATACTGCTGTATTAGCACAGTGTTATAAAATCGCCTTCTAAATAATTCAAACTAACAAACTGATATATTTGTTAGTTTATAAAAGAGTAAAATAATAGAAGACAAATAGAATGCGATTGGTTTCCAATGTTTTTATAGCGAGCTTATAGCAAGGTTACATGATATCCAGTGTGTTAAGATAAGTGTTCTAAACTTAACAACCCAAAAAGATACACAATCATTTTTTTTATTTTTTAAGCATTTAAAAAAATTGAAATGAAATTGTTCAAGTATTTTAACAGTATAATTTTATAATACAAACTGCCTGAAGCTTTTACAAACACACACGAACGAATTAACTAGTAAAATGAACAAATCCGTAATGAACGCCATTGAGTTATTGTCTGCCAAATACAACTTCCCTGTTGAAGAGGCGATAACTTTGTTTACTACGAAGCCGAATAAGAATACGAAGAAGAATGCTAAAAAGGAAGGTCAGAGTTTACAGGATATGTTTGCCGAGTTGGTGAACGATGTCGAGCAAGATAACAGAGGTCCTGTCATAGAGACTGTTGTAGTAGAACCTGCTCCTGTAGATGAGATGACGAAGCTTCTCATGGCCTCAGAGAAGAAACAGGCATTGGCTGCTATGAAGGAACAAAAAAAGTTCGACGACTTGGCTAAGAAGGAGCTCGCAAAGAAACAAAAAGAGGAAGAAAAATTGGCAGCAAAGGAGGCACTCTTGAAGCAAAAGGAGGAAGAGAAGGTTGCGCTCTTGAAGCAAAAGGAAGAAGAAAAAGCAGCAGCAAAGGCGGCACTCTTGAAGCAAAAGGAGGAAGAGAAGGCAGCAGCAAAGGAGGCACTCTTGAAGCAAAAGGAGGAAGAAAAGGCTGCCTTGAAGAAGCAAAAGGATGAAGAGAAGGCCGCCTTGAAGAAACAAAAGGATGAAGAGAAGGCTGCCTTGAAGGAACCCAAAGCTGTCAAAGAGAAGGTCGTCAAAGAGAAGGTTGTCAAAGAGAAGGTCGTCAAAGAGAAGGTCGTCAAGGCTAAGGCTGAGAAGAAGCCAGCAGCCAAAAAGACCAAGGATGATTATTCTCCTGAGCGTCAGTCCCCAGCCTTCTTGCCAAACCCAGCTGAACTGCCCCCAGTCAAGGTAACTGTTACTCGCATCAAGATTGACGACCAAACCTATCTCAAGTCCGCAGCAGGCATCCTTTACAATGCGGAGACCAAGGAAGAAGTTGGTCTACACGACGAAGCGACCAACACCATCAAGCCGTTACCCGATGACGAAGAAGAGGAACTCGAAGAGGACGACTATGCCGAGGATAATTAAAAAAATAGTATAATTCGTATTGTGTATAATTTGTATAATATTTGTGTAATTTGTATAATCTGTATAATTTGTATAATCTGTATAATCTATAATCTGTAATCTGTATAATGTATAATGTATAATGTATAATGTATAATCTGTAAAAAATATCTTAACCCCAACAAAAAGAATAATAGACGCATATTGCGTTTATTTTTCTTTTGCCTTTTTTGTCACTCATTTACTACTTTTTGTCACTCATTTCTTGGATGCCATATTAGACCATTATTTATACCTTTGGATATATTTGTTAGTTTGTTTGAAATAAAAGACTATATTTAAACCAAATAGAGACACTATAGACCGCAACATATACACTATATACAGTGTTCTTTTTTGTCACTCATTTACCACTTTTTGTCACTCATTTCTTGGATGCGCTATTGGCCGTATACTGGACACCCGTTTGACGCAGAACGGACGCCGATTGGACGCCGAACACTGGAACCGGATTAGAAGTCCGGATTAGACTGCGAACGCACAGTGGCACAGTGCCGACAATTCGCCGACAATTTATTATACACTCTGTTACAAACTCTGTTACAAACTCTGTTACAAACTCTGTTACAAACTCTGTTACAAACTCTGTTACAAACTCTGTTACAAACTCTGTTACAAACTCTGTTACAAACTCTGTTATAAACTCGGCTTATACAATTTATTATACAGAATACCCAATACTAAATACATATTTAGAAAATAAAACTATACAATTAATATATAAATGTCATCAAGTAAAACAAAATCATCAAGTAAAACAAAATCATCAAGTAAAACAAAATCATCAAGTAAAACAAAATCATCAAGTAAAACAAAAGAAGACGAATTACTATTAGATGACGACGTAGCATTCGCATTCGCAGAAGAAGAACCAAAAGAAGAAGTAAAAGGCCAATCTGTATCAAGACAAATCTCATACAGCAATACAATGGGTCCAGGCGCAACAATAAAATTCGGTGTTCATCCAAATCGAATAAAGTGCCCCGCCATCATTGTTCCAGGAAAACAAAAATATGAAATAAATATTCCGGAAGAAAACATACCAGCAGTAATACAAAAAGCACAAGAAATATCTCCACTGCTTGTAAGCCACTCAACAAATATAGCAACTCAAATAGAACGACAAACGGCAACAAGGTCGCCGCGTATATACACATGGATATTAATAGCAGAAATAGAAGGCGGTATATATAAACTAAAGTTGTTAGTTAATGAAGTAATGTCTCGCCAAGAAATTGGCACAGCACATATTGATATGTTTTACAGATATTCAAGACAAACAGGAAAAGAACCTGACCGCGTATATTTATCCGGCGAATTCCAAACATCAACGCAAGGCCAAAAAACCATAATAGAATTCAATTTATCTTCAGGGACATTTATGTTAGATAAATTCTTTAGATTAAAAAATAGAACACAAACAACACAATTAAAAGTAGACGAAACAGCTTTACCATCTCCGGAAGCAGTAACCAATTATTTTCAAACAGAAATACTTCCAATATTTTTCCCGCCAACAAAGTTTACAATAGGATATTCAGACAAAACCTTTATAAAATCATCGCAATCAATAACTCAAGAAGAATGGGACTATTTACAAGAATTATTTAAAGATACTCCGGAGTTTTTTAAAAGCAAAACAGGTCTTGGTTTAACAAGAAAAAGCAAAACTAAGAAAACAAAAACTAAGAAAACAAAAACTAAGAAAAAGAAACAATAGAAAAATAAATTTATATATTTTTTAAATACAAATATATAAATACTTAAAATATATTGGTTAAGGGTTAAACACAACAGTACTGCCGTTAGACCCAACCAATCGCAATATACGGTCATTACCCAAATAAAACGCATACAAAACGTCCTTCAAGACTGGTATAGTATTACCGTAACTTAGACCTTTGCTATCAAATAATCCAAACGTGCCATTACCATCACTGCCATATACGAACCCAATCTTGGCCGCATTATTTGTGCCACTATATGGACGACCATTAGACCATATTAGTTTTTTAGAAATAGACAAATATATAGTCAAACTGCCATCTTTTTCAAGTCGTAAATAATACAAACGATTTTGAGAATATATTTTAGTATATTCTTCGGTATCATCAATGCTGGATGGTATTTTAAATGTAAATTCATTAGACACCAAAACATTTTCAGGGATATCTGATGTATCAATTTTATAGTTTGGATAAGGTATTATCTCCTTATACGCTGTGCCTGAAGTCCAGGTCTGAATACCAAACTCATCAGAATTCATATTAATACCATCTGAGCAATAAACTGTGTTTGGATTACTAAAAAACAACGTATTTGTAGCATCATTTGTATTACCATTTTCAAGACACCAAAATATGAGACCCGCTCCTCCGCCACCATTTGTAGCAACAAATTTAAATAATGATGTACTACCAGCCTTTAAAGTAATTGTAACTCCCAAAACTACATTATAAGGAACTGTGCTACTAGTCAATTTTATTCCATTCATATAAACATTCAATGTATCATCTACAGAATAGTATAATTTGGAAGTAATATCACTACTTCTTGTATTTGTATATGTAGTATAAAAATTAACTGTTCCTGCTGGAACACTAGTAGTAGAACTATTTGCCACATTCCATATCCACCTGTAATTGTTCCAAGCGTATGAACTAGTATTAATTTTAAACTGATTATAAACAGCACTCGATCCAGCACTTACACTACAAGAATCAATCGCAACAGCCCTTGAAATACTAGTATCATAAATAGCCAGTTCACCCGTATTATTCAATATCAATTTGTAGCCAGGAATGCCGACATTACTAGTTCCAAATGTATGAAGTGGAACTAAATTCAAATTGTAATGCGATTGTTGACTAGCATTATCATAAGCAAGTGTATATGTAGACCAATTATTAGGGTTAAATGATGAAATTTGTCCAGTATAATATCGAGCCTCGCCCGTATCAGATACCATTTTAGTATATGTTCCATCATAATACATATATACCCAGTTGCCATCGTTAAGACGGCTATATGACTGAGCAGGTCTACCAGGATAGGCATAAAACCAGTCACCCCACATCAAATACGAAGTAGGCCACTCACATACTATAAAAGTACCATTTGGCATAAATCTTACATGAACATTACCAGGATTCGACCCAGTATATTTATACAACTGTGAATACAATGTATAATTATAAATGTCTTTAACATGACTACTACTGCTACTGTTATAAGAAGTATCTATAACATTATTTATATTCAATGAACCATTTTCAAGAGATAGAATATAGTCGCCACTGGAAGATGTCAAAACTCGTCCACCATAATAAGCCGAACCAGTATAATTAGATAACAGAGTATTGCCAAATGTTCCCCAAGTTTGTAAATATGTTGCCAATGTAACAGAAGACGCAAAAGGATTATTGCCAATAATAGATAACATATTTGAATCATCCATCGTCAATATATAATTAGAATAACCTGAAATATCAACAGTCTTCCATAAAACACTTCCCAACAAATTATAAGCAACAATAGCACCTGAGCTAGATACCATTAAATATGATATTGCGTCACAAGACGTTAATGTGGTATAACTATTTGTGTGAAATGAATACACAGGGTTTGTAAATCGCGCATCAAAAATACAAATATTTTGAGTCTTAGCCACTGTATCTACGTGAACACCAAAGAATGAGTATCCGGATGGAGACCATAAGAAAGAATGTAATTCACTTTCGTCGTGCTGTGCATATAGTTTGACACCAATATTCAAAATACCACGTCTATCAGCGGGGACGGGCAATGACGTATTTATAACACCACTAGTACTAGCTTTACTGCTAAAAATCGTTCCCCCCGCACTATTTGTAATTAGGAAAGTACCATCACTGCCACCCGAACCATCATCCTGAAATGACATTGTATATGGACTACTACTACTACTTGCGCCATTTTTTAAATTAGTAATGGCATAAGGATTCAAGTCTGATATTCCAGGTACAGTAACAGTTGTTCCATCTTCAGCTAATACAGTAACATTATGAACTAATAAGTTACCCTTACCAAAGCCAGTAGAATCTCCTGTATTATCCAAAAGTAAATCACAACTGCTAATATTTTTTGGAAAACACATAAAAACTAAACCACATCTGCCACCACTGTTGTAAGTTTTTAAAAAATTAAATGTATTGTTTCCTGGTTGTAAATCTAAATCATAAGCAAAAAAATTGTTCCAAGAAGAAGAACTAGTTCCACCAAGTGTTCTAATAAAAACATTATTGACATACACATCACATTTTTCAAGAACACTAACCCAAAGAGTTGACAAAATCGTTTTTCCAGTTGTATTATTATAAGTATGATAAAAATCATATGTTCCAGAAGAGCCGCCACTGCTACCGTTGATACCAGTAGAATTCGGACTAACCCATATTGGTGAAACCTTATCTACTAAGTTATAACCATCAGAATTAGAAAAAGAAAATGAATTCATAACATTGTTATAAAAGTTATTCCAATAACCACCTGTAGCCGAATTACTAGCGTTTTGCCATAAAGTTCCAGAAGCATAAATGGTCTTTCCTGCAACAACACCCAGTCCTGGTTGACCCGTGTAAAAGAATGGCTTACCAATATGTTTAAAAGAACTATTATCAACCCAATTATATCCCCCATTTGCATAACTCATAATACCTAATGTTCCAGAATCAATAGACAAATAATACAATCCATTATTACTAGTAAGACGAGGTGGAACATATTGATTCCAATATTCGAAAGCCTGAATAGGACCATCCGTCGATTTCCAGCTGTCAATCTGCCAAGTCATAGTGCTCCATAAACTAGTAACAGAACCATCACTGGCTGTCTGATTAAGACATAAATTACCATCATCCTGCATATTCAGCGAGTACGAAGATGTATTGTCGCCAGCATTTTGAAACAAATAATACTTATCTTCATTATTAATCGAAATATTTTGAAGGATAGAGGGAATAGTATCAAAACTTATATACATAGATATGTTAGGGTAAATTGTGCTTTTGAAGGGGTCTGTGTAAATGTCAGTAACTTCACTACTTGTAAGTACTCGGTTGTAATAGCGGAAATCGTCAATAGCGCCATTGAAATAAGGATCCGATATCCAATTACTCTTACCAATGTAGTTGAGTGTTCTTTGAATGGCATTTGGATAGTTCATATTAGCATAACTAATGTATAAATTACCAT